CCAAACTTGTATTTGAATGTAAACTCTCTCTGTTTTGAATTTTTACTCATTTTCCCCTGCCTTTAAAAACTTCGCTAAATCGGGTTTAAAGTAATTCTCGCCTTTTACGATTTTTCCGTTCTCGTTAAAGATTGGATTGCCGTTTTCGTCAAACTTGCTCCAATTTGACAAATTGACTTCTTTTAGTGCGCCGACCATATTAAAGCCCATCATATAGCCTACGCCGATTGCTGTTACGATTTGGTCGCAAAGGGAACCCAGTAGGTCAATTTCCCAGTTTTCTGGCAATTCTACAAATTCGCCGTCAATATCTTTATCGATGGCATCGCATGCATAAAATTCTTGCGAAAGCTGTTCTGTTTGTGCCGAGTTGCAAGACAACGCCTGCATCATTTCAGAAACCTCTTCAAAATGCGCTCCAATTTGGGTTGTCTTATCTTTTTCTGTCGGATTTGGTTTTGCTGCTTTGAACCAATTAATGATTTTTTCAATGTTCATTTTTTAAGTCCTATTTAATCTGTACGGTGTATTCTTTTCGGTCATGCGGCTTGTTTTGGTTTACCGCCTGCGCTTGGTAGTAGGCGCATATACCGTCTGCGCTTGGATAGGTTAAGACGTTGATTGCCTCGACCTTGTAAACCGCGCCGTCCTGTGTTTTAAATTCCTGCCCGATCCGATACGGGCAACCGTGTTTTTCGGGGTGCGCTTTCAGGTCGTCTAACAGGTCGTCACGCTTCCTGTTGAGATACTGTATCGCCGCCGATATTTGGCGTAGGTCGTCTGAAATTATCACTTCATCTGTCCTTTCTGATATTCGTTTATCTGTACCGCCCCTTTCGGGATCCCTGATACTTCCACCACTATGACGACTGCGGCGATCAGGATTGCGGCTATTACGTCTTTCATGCCGCCGCTTCCTGCCGCATAAGACTAATCAGGTTTGCCGCGCGCTTGAAATGCTTAGTCCAGTTGAAGCAGCTAAAGCCGGTGCCGCTGTCGCAATGTCGGATGATGTTTTCCGAATCCTTGACAGCCTGAACCAGTGCGCCGCCCTTATTCTTGACAAGCATTTTCATGAGTGGTTGCCGCACGTCACCGATACGCTGCGGGCGGATTGGGTTTAATGGCTTGCCGTACATTTCTGAAAGTGCTGAATCTGCCTGTATTCCCACATCGTAAAGCAGGTTTGTGGCGTGTAAGATTCGGTCTGTAAATTCGGCGTATGGCATTTTCAGGCGGCGGGCTTCCGCGCGGGAATCGCTGCCGTTGACGACTTTATCAACCGCCGAAATCAAGCCGCCATCAAGTTCTAAAAACGTCATGGATTTTTTGGTAACACTGACGGCGATTGAGTATGTCGATACTTCGGCAATCAAGCGTACTGGCGCATCTTTCAAAAACTCTTCATACGCGGCAAACAGATTAGACAGCGGACGCAATACCAATTGACGCTGATTCGGGCTTAGGTCGTCAAAATCCTTAGTCCATTGCGCGACAGCCTGCGATGCTTCACGACAGGCAAACTCCACACTTTTCTCGTTCGCTGGGTCGTCTGTGTTGCAGTACAAACCAAGCCGCTGAACCTGCTTGATGATATGCTCGGCGAAGTTGATTAACTCCTGATTGCAGGCGTAGCGCATATCTTGCAGGGATAGCCACATTTTGACGCTACACGTTACCGCTTCGTCTGCTGATACCTTTTCGCCTGACAACATAGCGTCGATGTTGTCTTTTTGCTCTTTCGAGATTCCTGATAGCTTGTTGCGGTCAATGTTTTTCACTTTGCCCGCACGTTTCAGGGCGCGCTCTTCTTGGGTCAATTTCTTCGCCGTTTTCTTGGCGGCAAGCATCTGTTTTACCGTCTGTCTTGTTGCTACTGTTTGCATTTTGTTTCCTCTCTTTGCCGTCCTCTCAACGGCTCGGGCGTTTGGCTGCCTGCCTGTGGGTTAATTGTCTGCTGGTAATCGCATTGCAGCGTCTATCGCGTCGCGCATATTGTCGAGATGTTTTTCAACACACTCGCGCGGGAGTAATACGCTGCCTATTTTGTTGTGCCTGTCTGCCAGCCAATCAAGGCGCACGGTGTCAGGGTGCTTGATAATTTCTAGGTTATCGAGATGCACATAACGCGGGATATTAAGCCCATCAATAAAAATGCTTGCAGCATTAGATGCTTCATCAATCCCAATTATTACGCCTGACGTTTGGTAGTGTTTACAAGAAACCATATCCCCAAACTTAAACTTACTTACCATTTTTCAACTCCTAGAATGGTATGTCATCCGATTCATCATCAACGTGCGCGGCAGGCGCGGCGGGTGCTTGACGAGTTGGCGGCGCGGGCGGCGTTCCATTTTGCGCCTGTTGCGCTTGCTGCCCATCATTACCGCCACCACCCAGCATTTTCATTTCGTTGGCGATAATGTCGTATGCGGTGCGTTCGATGCCGTCTTTGCCCTCGTATTTGCGGCTTTGGATTTTGCCTTCCAAATACACCTGACTACCTTTCTTCAGGTATTGCCCAGCGATTTCGGCAAGGCGGCGGTACATGGTGATGTTGTGCCACTCGGTGCGTTCTACGCGCTGGCCGTTGCGGTCGTTCCAGGTTTCGCTGGTGGCGACGCTGAAATTACAAACCGCCTCGCCGTTCGGCATATAGCGCGTTTCAGGGTCTTTGCCCAATCGTCCGATTAGGCTTACTTTATTCAGCATTTTTGCTTCCTTTTAAAACTGTTTTGACAGGCTTCCAAACGGTCTTTCCGTTTACTTCCTGCTCCTGTCTGATTCCGACGATGTGGATGTCGGGATTACCCGCCGACAGCCTGACAAACTCCTCCGCCGTCTCTATTGACGAATACTCAGGACTTATTTGGTAGCGGGCGTTGCTTAACCGCTTCCATTTGCGGGTATCCTCGTACCACTTGCAATCCTCTTTGTTGTAAACAAGCCGCCGCCGTTTCTCTTCTTCGGGACGGCTTTTGCCAAACACTGCGAACATTACGGCTCCTTACAGTGCGTTGATTTCTGCCTTTTGCTCGTCGTTCAACTCGTATTCTTCCAACACGTCGGCGACTTCTCGTACACCTGTTGATACTGCTTCCAACAATACGGCGAAAATTTCTTCAGACACCGTGGGCTTGGTTTGCTCTACTACGTCAGCCGTAATAGTGTTTTCGGCAATTTGCTTAAACCGCTCATGATTCTCGCTGCCAAGTTTCAGACGACCTGCGGCACCAATATCGGAAAACCATTTTTTGTATTCTTCGATACCTTTGTTTGCCGCCGCCTCGCCGTCAGCAATCAGACTATCTAACTCCGGGTCTGCTTTTACTTCTTTGGGCGTTTCGGGCGTTTGAATGCGTTGTGCTTCGTCCTCGTCGTAGATTCCGCCAAAACCAAACGCCAAACGCGCGGCTTGAATCATGGCTTTGTGGCGGTGCATTCGTTTGGTGTGGCTCTGCCATGGGCCGTTTACTTCGCCGAACTTCCCTTTAAACGGCGGGCGGTACACTTCATCTAAATATTCGCGAGCGACAATGGGGTGACTGCGGTCTTTTCGGTAAATGACACACTCTACCCATTCATGGGCTTTTGTGTTACTTCCGGCAGGGGTGGTAGTTTCTTCGGAGTATTTGAACTCCATGCCATCAAATTGCGGGTGGTTGTTGATAATACGTGACCAACCATCCACGCCAACCACGGGGACAATGCCGTTTTGTTTATCGGGGAATGCGTAAATCTCTTTTGTAAACGGGTTTAATCCGTATTGCGTTGATACAATCATCAGGGCATTGAATTGCGCGTCTGTCGCATTGCCTTTAAAGGCGGTTGCCTTGAGTGTTTGAACAAGCTCTTGCGGATCGCCTTGAATGTTGAATTGTTTCGCAAGGGCTAATGCTTGGTTTTGGGCGATACTCATTTTTAAAATCCTTATCTGTATTGATTCAAAAGCGTTTCGTAATATGTTTGACAGGCTGTTACACGCTCTTTGATTAGTTCGATTTTCTCGTTATCGCGCATGACGGTTACGGTCGTGATGCGCTTTTCAATCGGGATGGCTTCCACAAGGTCTATATATTTCTCACGGTCTTCCCACGGTTTCAGCAAATCTTCGGGCGTGGGCAGCAGCCAAAAATCAATATCGGCGCGGCCGCAATCAAACAACCACATATAGCCTTGCATTTGCCAGTCGTAACCCGCTTTGATGGCTTTCTTTTCCGCTTCGTCGCGGAAGAATGGATGCGTCCCGATGTCCCATGAACACTTCGTGTCAACAATCAGGCGGCCGTCTGAATCGTAAACATCACATTCGCCCGTCAGCCAGTCATTGACGCGCCGTTCGGTGTTTTTCCGGTACTCTTTTCCGCGTACCAAACCGCTGTATTTAACGGCGGTCTCTTCCATCAGGTCGCCCTTTTCGGTATAGGCGCTGCCCTCGAAAGATTCAAAGCCAAACAGTTCGCGCTTCGCCATCTCAATCAGTTTTGATTTGGCGGTCTCCGTAATGGTCTCGCCTTTTGTTTTTGGCTTGCCGATGATGTCGGCAATGGATGAACATCGAATCTTCATAATCCACCCGCCAAAAGGCTATCCATATAAACCCGCGCGTCAGATTCCGTCTTGAAAACTTTAACGCCCTCCAACTGCGCCCGCTTTACCTTATCGGGTCGGAACGTAACCTTGTTGTAGCCGTCGGGCATGATTCCGACCTGATAGCCGCCTTTGACTTTTCGCATGACGACATTAAGGCTGCGCGGCAAACCCATAAAGCCTTTAACCTTTGCCGAACGGTTGCCGTTCATTGTGTATGGTTGGTGGTAGCTCATTTCGCTGCCTCCGCGTCGCCGCGCATTCTCTCGGCGGTTGTCAGTTGTTCGTACATTTCCGCGATTGCGGCTTCGTTTTCGCGCGTCGCTTTGGCGGCTGCCCGCATCTCCTGCCGCGCCACCGCGTCGCGGATGTTTTCGTATGGGTCGATAGCGTCCACGCCGATAAATGCGGCGTCTGTTGTGTAGTCCATATATGCCTGCGCTTTCGCGTATGCTTGTACGCAAAAAGCTACTGTCGCCGAAGCGATGATGATTGCTGTGTATTTCATGGTTTCCTCGCTGATTCATGATGTTTGGGATTGCCCGCCGAATCTTCCTTACTAAACTCGGCGGGCATGGCTGCTTCTTCGTTCAACCTGCGCCGCGGCAACTAAAGGTATCGTCGCCCGCGCATTGTCGCGGTTTGAGGCGGTGTAAAACTTTTCAATCAAAACCACCGCCGGCGTCCCCACTCACGACTTACGGTCTGCCTACTCTATTCCACTTCATGGGTATTCTTTTCAGGCGGCGATAATCCGCGCCTGCTCGATATATCTGTCTGCGTAAAAGTCGAGATTTTCGATTCGTGTGTAGTAATGGTCGTCTTCGATAGCGTCTTCCATCACTTCCATCATTTCATCGCTAATCCACGCGGCTCCATCTCGCAGGCTCATTCTGTATTCCCACTGGTGCGGGGTTTCGTCTTGGCATTGTTTGAGGGCTTCGCGGTACTCAAACGCCGTTTTCATGACGAGATATTCGATTTCGTCTTCCAGCGCGGCAAACGCTTCTTGCTTTGC